GTTCTAATGATAAATCTGATGAATAAGTTGATGCCATATTAGTACGGTTTTATTGGTGTCCAAACCATTGTTGCTCCTGGTATTATATCGTTCCACGTAATAACCCCTGGTTCTACTGTATCTAGTGATAAAGCATTGCCTGTAGGTAATACATTTGCTCCGGCTGTTATTGTAACATTTCCTGTTGCTAACGTCAATGCGTTTCCAGAAGGTGTTGCAGTAGCATCTATATTAACTGTAAATGCACCTATACCTAAAGATACAGCATTTCCTGTAACTGTATGATTAGCGTCAGCAGTAATACTTAAAGTACCTGTGCCTAATGCAAGTCTATTTGGATCAGCTTCTTCTGTAACAGCATCTGCAATAATACCTACACTACCGATTGTAATAGATAAACTATTACCTGTTACTTGTATGTCTACATTACCAATATTTGTTGATGTAGCGAATGGTAATGCTGATATTGCGTCAAATCCTAAACTCATAAATAATCCTTAAAAGGGGACAGTAGGTATGTGGTGGTGTACTGCCCCCATCTAAAGATTATATCATCGTTTAAACCAAGAAGGAAGACCTAAATGTGGACGCTTGTCGAACATATTATCCTTCGCTCCTGGGGTTTTACGGTTGTTATAATGAAGAAATACTTGAACGCATTCCTTACCTTTAAATTTGTTTCGCCAATGCTCTAGCTCACAGCCAGAATAGACTAGCATATCTCCTGGTTTTAAATCTACTTTAACACCTTTAGTATTATCAGATACATAACCCATACCATCTTTTACACCACCTTTTGTAGAATCAGGCTCAAGATATATTGGCCAATCATCACCACCAAGATTCATAGTCGTAGATATCTCACAACTAAATCTATCTTTGTGTCTTTTTAATTCATCACCTTTTTTATATATTCTTGCATATGTATAAGCTGGATATAATTTAAGTCCTGTTACTTCTTCCATTTTAGGTTGACATTTTAACATTAAAGTTTCCATAGCTATATTAGAATACTGACTATAAGTTTCTGGTATCTGTTCATCTCTACCTTCATAGTGACCTATAATATTTTCAAAAGGTGAAAAGTATCTAGCGTTTCTACAAGTATCATAAACTTGTTTTTGCATACTAAAATAATTTGCAACAAAAGCTGCTAGGTCTTTTGATATAGCTTGACGAATAACTGTATACTTTTTCTTTTTAAACATCTTTAGCCATCTCAATCGGTACAGCTTGTATATTCCAATGTATAAATCTAAAAGGCTCTTTACCAAAATCTACACTAAACTCGTGTTCTAAAAATCCTGGAAAGATAATTAATGTACCTGGTGTAGGTTTAAAATGTATAAGCTCACTACCACCCCATACACCTTTTTGATCTTGTTTCATTTTTAATTTTGTAGCACGTGCTCCTGTTCGTGGTTCGTGAAATACAGGGTAAGAAGTTTTATCACTACATTTTAAAAAATAAAATCCTGATACGTGTTGATTCCAATGTATATGTGCTGAATGATGACCACCACCTTTTTTAGCAAACTCTTGTACCCACATCTCACTAAACATAGTTGTGTATTGCTGCATATCAAAACCTTGATGATCTAAATACTCCCAAGATTTTTGACCAATGTAATTTCTAAAATCTAAAAAGTCATTGTCAGCTGTTAGTGGTGTTGAGTGATATGATCTTCCAAAGTCACCGTGTTTCTTTATATGTGCTTTAGCTTCGGGAAAATTTCTAGCAGCTTTAATATATTTGTTAGATGCTTTAGTTAAAGATTTTACAAACTCTGGTTTTTGTTCTGACCAAATGGTTGTGTTAAAGTAATTATTTATATACATATTATTTAAATGGTTTTCCTAAATGCCAAACAACAAGACTATATCTTGTGCCAGCTGTTACTGGTTTAACTCTATGCCAAACAAATGAAGGAAAAACAACAATAGAACCTTTAGGTAATATTTCTTTTGCTTTTTTTAAATGTTTAGCTTCATCTCTCATATGTGGATCGTAATTTCTAAAATCAAATTCTAATTCACCACCTGTGTATTCTGAACCATCTGTTAACTGACAAGTCATAGATAATTTTCGAATTCTGCCGTGATCGGGTGTGTTAGGTTTATCATAAGGTTTATCCCAACTATCGCAGTGCCAATCATAATATTGGTTGTGTTTATATTTTGTAAACTGACAAGATTCTGATCTTTCCCAATCAAAATTCCAACCAGCTTGTCTATTTGCTTCGTGAACATATGGGTGTAATTCTTTATATATCCAAGTATCATTTAACCAAACTAAATCAGAATTTCTTTTTCTTTTTAAATCTTTAACTTCGTCTTTAGATAATTTTTTATCACCATAACCACCAGTTCTAGCCATTGTTTCTTCTTGTGAATTTGCATAAGCTATAACATCATCACAAAACTTTGGTGTAAGTACACCACTAAAATACCAATAGTAATTAGATATATTCATAAGTTATTGTTTGTACAAAGTTTAATGAATCTTTTTGATTGTTAGTTAGGTAATACATATTAGTTGATGGAAACATAATAAACATATTATCTTTAAGTTCTATATCCCAACTTCTACCTTTACGTCTATTATCCTCAAAGTGTATTCTGACCATACAGTCTTTGACTTTTACACCATACAATAATGTAAAGTCTGGTGAGTTTCGTAAATCTACTGGATCAATATTTAATAATGGAATTGTAGTTTGATTGGGTTTATAGATATTTCCCCACGTTTCTTTGTTAATTAAACTAAAACCATATTCAAGACAAACGTGATCTCGCATATATGTATTTAACATATCCCAAGTTCGTGAAAACGGAAAATCTTTGTTTTGAATTACTGATTGTAAAATGTCGCCTGATAATTTATCTCGGTCAATGTCCCAATCTTTGGGCATATCGACATCACCAAAATATAGAGCTTGCTCTGTTAATACTTTCTTCTGCATACCACCACCATTTTTAATTTATGCTTTAAGATCTGTCAAGTCCCAAGTTGTATTTGCTTCATTCCATACGTAAGACCATCTGTGAGTAAATGCTGCATTTTGTGATTCTTGTTCAGCTGTCAATGCCGGAGCATCACCGATTGGTGATTGCCATCTAGCTTCTGAATTATTTTTTACCCAAGATGCATATGGTTTTTTAGGCCAAAAAATTTGATCATCTTCGTCCCAAGTATAACCTATACCTGCATAATTACCTCTAAAAGGTGTACCACCATCGTTGTGTTGACCACCAGATGTATTGTAAGATGTTTGAATCCACATTTCCGCAGGCCAATTATTATGTAATTGTAAATATTGTTGACCTACTGATTCATCTTCAACACCATCAGCATTTAACATATCTTTGTTATCAAGTGTCAATACTTGAATAACTTTTCCGTTAGCTCCTAGTTTTGCAAAATGTGCCATAATGTTTCTCCTTATATATTAATTTTATTTGTTTGTAAATATATCATTATTATTGAAATTTATATCTAATAATAACAATTCCTGAACCTCCAAAACCACCAGTCCAAGTTCTTACTGGAGAAGGCGGTCCACCTCCACCACCAGCTCCTGCTCCACCTCCTCGGTTAACAGTTCCATTATTACCATTTCCTGAAGTAGGAGGACCACTACCTTGAGTAACTCCTGCTCCTCCTGTTCCACAAGGACTACCTCCACCTGCTGATATAGGACTTTGTGGATTATTTGTTCTATTATCACCACCAGCTCCACCACCACCTGCATAAGCTATTGCACTTCCTGAAATTGATGTTGTTGCTCCTGTTCCACCTCTACCACCAGCTTTAGGTCCTGGAGCATTTACTCCTGTTTCAGTAGCACCTCCACCCCCACCTGCTGAAGATGCAGGTCTTGATGATCCACTTCCTCCTGGATTTCCTTGTGATGGACTAACAGGAGGTGTATTACCTGTGCCACCTGTAATAGGAGAAGCGGAAAGACATACTCCACCTCCACCCCCACCTGAACCACCATTTGTGGTACCACCATATGTACCAGCTCCTCCAGTATATATACTACCACCTCCACCACCTGTTGATGTTATTGTTGTAAAAACTGAATTATTACCATCACCACCAGAAGCTGTGTAAGTTTCACCAGGTCCTCCACCTCCAATTGTTATTGGATAACCTGTTGCTGAAACTGTAATTCCTGTCGGTGTTGCTAAAGGACTTGCAGTATAACAACCAGAAACTGGTGTTGAATGTGATTCTCTAAAACCACCTGCACCACCACCTCCGCCAGCCCAAGACCCTCCACCACCACCTGCTACTACCATATAATCAACTTGTGTTGAACCTGCTGCATTACCAACAGCTGATACACAAAAAGTACCAGGTCCCGTGAAAGTATGAATTTTAAAATTTCCACAGGTTGTAACTGTACCACCTGTTGCTGTTATAAATGTTGCAAATTGAGAAATGTCCGCTGCCTTCGAAGCATCGGTAATAACCCAACCTCTTGTTGAGTCTACATAAATCATAATAATTGAACTTCCTTCAACAGTAATTTCAAATAATTCTGTTGAACCCTGAATCTTGTTTCCATTTGCATTTAAAATACATTTATTTGTATCAAATGTATTTGCATAATCTTTAATACCAATCACATCACCAACAGAGGGTGTGGCTGGTAGTGTTACTGTAATTTGTCCAGATGTAGTATTTAAAAAATATCCTTCGTTAGGCGATGGTGTAAAACTTGTAGTTTTTATATCTCCAGGTTTCCAATCAACTTCACCTCTTAAAAAAATATCACCTGTAGTATTATTAATTGTACCACCTGTGATTCCTGCAGTTGAAATTGATCCTGCATTTGTGATTGTTGATCCACCTGATGTAGATACTGAATCACCACTATCTCCGATAGTTTGTGTTGTCCCTGATCTTGGACTAATTTTATTTGTTTTAAATTCACTCATAGTTATTGAAATCTGTAACGAATAATTACAATTCCTGATCCACCAGCGCCAGCATTTACAACACCAGGTGAACTTGGAGCATTTGAAGCAGCTCCACCTCCACCGCCTCCAGTGTTTGTTGTTCCTGATCCTGCATTGTGAGAATTACCTGGTATTACTTGTCCTCCGGGTCCTCCACCACCTGTTCCACCAGCTCCATCTGTCGTGTTATCTCCAGCAGGCACAGAATTAAAAGCAGCGCCTCCGCCACCTCCTGCATAAGCAGTTGGAGTTGCTGAAATTGAAGTTGTAGCACCTGCTCCACCGTCTCCCGCAGTGTTTCCAGGTATTGCATCTGAAAAAGGTTCTCCTACGGCAGTTGCACCACCACCTCCACCACCACCAAGTTTAGTTCCTCCAGTTCTTGCTGTTCCTCCATTGTTACCTTGAGGCGGACTAACAGGAGGAGTGTTTCCTGTCCCTCCAGGACCTTGTGGATTAGATACTGTTGGTCCAGCACCTCCTCCTCCGGAACCTCCAGGAGATACAGGGTTTATTGCACTTCCTGCAGTTCCACCACCACCGCCTGTTGATGTTATAGATGAAAAAGTTGAAGCAACACCTCTAGAACCTCCAGATGTAGGATTAGGACCTGCTGCTCCACCACCTCCAACTGTAATTGGATAACCTTGTACTGAAACTGGTAAATTATAAGTTGGACCTGATGTTGCGTTTAATGGACTAGCTGTGTAAGAATCTGTTGATGCTTTTGATTCTCTAAAACCACCACCTCCACCACCTCCGGCTCCGTAGCCATTAGCTTCATCACCACCACCTCCACCACCTCCAGCAACAACCATATATGAAACTGTATTTGAACCTGCTGCATTACCCACAGCACAAACCGTAAAAGTTCCAGGTCCTGTGAATGTATGAATTTTAAAATTTCCTGAAGTTGTTATTGTACCACCTGTTGCTGAAATAAATTGTAAATCTTCACTTATATCGGATGCTTTTGCTGCAGCAGTTGATAACCAACCTTTTGTTGCATCAACAAAAATTAAAGTTATTGAACCACCTTCAGCCGAAATTACAAAATCGTTCGCAACACCTTCGATGTTGGAACCATTTCTTCCTATTGTAATATTGTTTGTATCAGCAGTGTTTGCGTAATCTTTGATACCTACTAAATCTCCAGCTGAAGGAGATGCAGGTAAATTTATTGTGAAAGCTCCTGAAGTTGTATTTAAAAAATATCCTTCACCTGCTGATGCTGTAAAAGTGGATGTCTTGACTGTTGTCTGCCAATTAACTTGGTTGTCAATTGTTCCTGTAATTGAAACACCTGAAATTGTTCCTGTGTTTGTAATTGTTCCTGAATTTTGTAAAGCACCACCACTAGTTAAAGTAACGCCGGCTGGAATTGCAATCGTATCACCACTGTCTCCAAGTGTGACTGTGCCACAATTTGTTGTTGGTGTAATTTTATTAACTTTAACTTCACTCATATTACCTATTGAAATTTGTACCTTATTATTACTATACCAGAGCCACCATTACCACCACATCCACCAGATGGATTAGTTGACCATAATGCAGTAGCACCACCACCTCCACCACCTAAATTAGTAGAACCATTACCACCTCTTTGAGCTACTCCAGGTCCTGCTGAAGTAGGGCCACCATCTCCACCACCTCCAGGTCCACCCGGACCT